GCGAGTGAACTTGTTTCATTTACGGTATATGCAAATCTACCTGCGCCATATAGACCATCTACTGGAATATCAGTTCTACCGAATGATGCCGTAGCACTTCCTCCGTAAATTGACATAGCACCAGTACCAAATCCAGGTTGACTAGGTGATGAATACTTGAAATCTAGGAAGAAAATCAGACCTGCAGGCAAATTCATAGGTTGTACACTTACGAAATCCTTAGATGCAATTTCACCGAAGATTCTTCTTACTAATGGAAGAGCTACACCATTCCATTGTTCTGCATTAGCTGCAGTACCAGTACTATTTGCTTCTGAAATCAATTGCTTAGCTTGATTTTCTAGCAACACTGCCATACCGGCTTTGTCATAGTCATTAGGCAGACCTTCTAAAAGACCCGTCTTTGACCATTTTGCGATTACAGGCTTAGATTGATTAATCATTGCCTTTGAGGGGTCAGTCCCGTTTATTAATTTTTGAATATCCATTTTGAATATTTTTTATTGTTTTGTTTTGTTAATTAAAAATTATTTTAAATTAGCCAATTTCTTAAATCTAGCTACAGTTTCGTCTACTTCCGGAATAACCTTGGTTGACTTACCTGCTGACCTAGATGCAAAATTCAATCTACCTTCTGCTAATTTCGTCTTTCCGGTATTTGATTTTTTACTAAATGAACCTGCGATTGTACTGTGGATTAACCTAACTTCACGAACGGTTTTAGCCTTATCAAAGCATTCCAAGATTTTAACCTTTTGTTCTTTTGACATTTCGTTTTCCTTAATCAATCTAGTTACATAAAGCAATTTAGCATTTAATAAATTTACTTCATTCAATGTACTACGAAGAGTTGTGATAGTTTTCTTAGCTTCTTTCAATTCTGACTTTAATTCAGCTACTTCTTCCTTTTCATCATCTTCGTCTGCATCTTTAGTTTCTCCCAATGAACTTAACAGTTCGTCTAAATCAACTTCTTCATCATCATCTGACTTAGCAGCTTCATCTACTTCTTCTGTTTCTTCATCGTCACCTTTAGCTTCGTCAATGTCATCTTCATCAGAATCATCGCCTTTAGCTTCATCGGTTTTTTCTTTGTCTTCAGCTTCAATTTCAGCTAGAATTTCATCTAAATCGATATCATCTTCGTCGCCTTTTGCTTCGTCCATGTCATCATAAGATTCTTCGTCACCTTCTTCTGCATTAGCATCATCATTGCCTTCTGCATCTTTTGCTTCGTCCATTTCATCATCACCTATGCTGTCGTCAGTCTCTTCCGAAATTTTTGTTGATAGCATTGATTGAATCTTTGGCATAAAAGCTTCTTCTAGGGCCACTTTAGCACTTGCAATTGCGGTTTCGCGCAAAGTTTTAGCATCGGCTATTGCTTCCTTAAGTAATTTGTCCATAATAAAATTATGTTTTATTAATTCGTATGACTATTATAAAGTCACAATGTGTAATTGATATTTCTAATTACAATATATAAATCTGATATTGTATTTTATTTATTATTAATAAATATGGAGACGTAAACAAAACGTGTTATATTAAACCCTTATTTGATTTTTACTAGTATTTGACCTGATTGAACTATCGGACCGTGTTCCGAATTATGTGATATAAATTCAGCATTTGGTATTTGTTTCTTAATAAATGCTTTATATAATTCTTCACGCTGACTAGGATTATGCAAGCCGTCTTCTGCTTTTTTACCTGGTTCGTACATAATATACTTAACCTTATATCTATTCACATAATATTTAAGAATCTTAGTAATCGTAGCCATTACTTTATATAATTCACCTTTATTTGTTACTACTCTAGAGGACGCATTAGCAGTAGTGTCTAATTTTCTTTTGCCTGTTTTTGGGTCTGGAGTTGTAGCTGTAAATGTAACTTCGATTGCTCTAGCATCTAATTTTCTTAATGTAAATACTGGTATATATACTCTATAAACTACCGCACTGCCAGTTTCAAATTCAATTATACCATTATCAACTTCTTCCCATTTATATGATTGAGCTGAAGCTTCTCCTACTTCTAATAATAATGATTTTAGTAATATCATTTAGTGCCGTATTGCATTATGCGATTCATATCAATAGCTGATTCTTTTATATCACCATCGTAGATATATGCTCTACATTTAAAGAATGAATATGAATGGTCAAATGACTCTTTTATTTTTGATTTATCTAACTTAGATGCAGTTATCTTGAATACTATAATATTGGTATGACCTCGCATTGCTAAAAATTTAACCGCATCTTCACCTTTGTCGGTTAAATATACTACTCTTTCTATCTTATCTCTTTTAATACCGTTAGATAATATATTACCTAAATTATCTTTTGAAGTGGCGTGATAAAAGTATTTTATTTTACTTATCTCTTCCGGAGTAAGGTCTTTAATCTGTTCTTCATTTAATAAAGATAATAGTTTTATCATTTTATTATTTTGCTATTTTTCTAATTCTCTCTGTATTACTTTGCGAATTATTCTACGTACTTCTTGTATTGAGTATGGTTTGTTGTAGTTGATTTGTCCGTTATCTATCATTGGTATTGCGTTTGTTGCATCATCTGTTTGTGGCATCACATCACGCTTAGGAGCTCCAGGAGTTGGTACACCAGTCTTCTGCATGCTTTCAACATTCTTTCCTACAATGTTTGCTACTTTTGAATTTTGACTCTTACCCGCATTACCTTCTTGTACTGGTTCTTCTGTTTGCTTAGAAGCATAGGCTTGTAGCATAATCTCTGCACAGTTTTTTTGTAATACTCCCTTTACATACTTCTTTACGTTTGGACGAGGCATTTTTAAAAGGTTTTGACCCTCCACCTTACCTTTATCTATTCTCCCCAAATCAGCTGCAATTGCTAGTTGTACAATTTTGAGTACGTTAATTGGATTCATTTTAGGACCTACTAAATCTATACAATTAATAATGCCATTTTTATTCATTGCATATAACTGACTCCATCTGTGGTGACCATCGATAATCCACTGACCATTGTAAGTTACAACTGGTGCTTTGATTGTTATAGGACCAGATGACATACATTTCTTCATTGAATCAACTTTTGTCAATGGCCAAAATAAAGATCCTTTTACATCAATCTCATTTTGAGTTGGACGTAATTTCTCTACTGGGATTGCTTTTGCTACTGCAGTAAATTTGTCATCGGGATCACTACCATCGTCTTTACCTGCTTTAATAAAAGCTTGTACTTTTGGATCTCCTGCTAAGTCGCCTAACTGCTTTACAAATTCGCTGTAGTTAGATACTTTTGTTATGAGGTTCTTCACCTTTTCTTCAGCTGATTCAGCTGATTCTTCTTCTTTGAGCATATCACTAGCAGGCACTGTAGTCTTTTGATTTTTTATTTTCAAAATAGCACTTTTATCTTGTTTTCCCACTAGTGGCTTAAATTTATTAGCCAATGCAGTTGCACCGTTACCGTTTATATCTACAACGATTGTATTAGGGGCAACTCCTTTTTTATAATCTACCTTTAAATCTTGAAACTCTGACCGAGCATGTAATAGATTTAATAAATTTTCAAAATCCTTTTGTATAATATCCGCTTTCGTTGAAGTAATTACCATTCTTCTAAATGCACCTAAATCAGTTTCATTTAAGTTAGATTCGGTTTTAATATTATTCTTTCTATAAGAATATTTAAGTTTATAATATGATTTTTCACCTGCGGTTCTTAATGCGTTCCTGCGTTCTGCTGCTTTTTTAGCTTCTGATTCAGTTTTAAATGTTTTAACCACTCCTTGTTTTTCTCCTATCCCACCACCTGATTGTATTAATGCCCACGGTAAATTCATAGGTATAGTATATTCCTCGTTTAGTTTAGTGTCTTCACTTAATCCGGTTCTAGATTTAAGTACCTTTTCAGCAGCTTCTATATATTTTCGTAATTGTGAATTATTACCAGTTACTTGATTAATTTTAGCAATTACATCTGATATTTTATTATATGGTCCGCCTGCTACAATCTCTTTCTGAAATTGTTCTGCTTTACTTGTAGGTCTAATCGGAAATGTTGCAGTGCGAGCTGCGTGTGCTACTACTTCGGTATCTATACTTTCTTTTAATATCTTTCTATATTCTTCTTTTATAATAGTCCGTAATTCTGATAGTTTCATTTTTTTTATTTTATCTTATTATCTTAATTTTAATCTAGTCACAATGTAAGATGTTGGTTTTACTAGGTTGCCATCCTTATCTACACTCTTTCCGAGCTTGCACCAAAACTCTGCACCATCTAAACCTGTTGAACTGGTAAGCTCAAATCCAACAATCTTACCAGTTATACCACTAACCTGCTTCCCTGTCGATACTTGAAAACCATCTATTATTGCGTCTTTACCAACAAACTGACGACTTATCTTTTGAGTATGCTTATCTACAGTTGCATGGAGGTCTTTTACTATTTCGAGGTTTGCAGCATCTAGAACACCGGCGTTTCACCAGCACTATGGTATTGGTTTGGTATTTTTTTTGGACTTGAATCTCGGCTCATATCGAAGGGTGTGCTTGATGCTAGATCTGCCTCATTTACTACTCTTCTAATCTCTTCACGGATTAGGTTTTTTAATTCTAATTTTTTCATACCGTTTCTTAATTATGGTAAGAATACGTATGCTTCTGGATTTAGAAATGGTGGATACTCCTTAGATACAGCTCCTTCAGTTGGCTCAAGAATATACCAAGGTTTTTTATCGTCACTAGAGTCTATTGATCTATAGTTATCATAGAACGATTCTACCTCATCTACAAGGTCTTTATAGCGTCTTGGACTTATTGTTTTTTTTATATCCATCATAGCAGCTGCTTTGTTTGGATATATTTTTACTACTTTAAAGGGCTCGTCACCATTAAGATCATCCACCTCTTGTCCAACTTTAAATTTTGGAGCTCCTTCTTTTAATACTCTTCTAACCTCTTCACGGATTAGTTTTTTAAGTTCTGTTGCTTTCATTTTTATTGTATTATTTTAAAATTATATTAATTTAATAACTATAAATATTACAAATTTACCTTTATTCCTTTTAATACTTCTGTTATTACTATATCTATATCTTTACTAGTAACTTTAATATTTTTATTCTTCTTCTTAGTTTGCTTTATATCAGTTTCACCTTTAATCTTAAGAAGTAAAGTAATAAATTCTTCTTTTTTCTTTTTATTTAATTTAGCATATCCTAATTCAGCATTTCCTGCACCTCCGGTTACTATATCAATTACTAAACATACATTGTCCCAGGTATATTCATTACCTTCCCAGGTAAAATCTGCTTCGTTCCATATATAACACGTTGTAGTTGCCATATTATTATGTTAATAGGGATGCGCGCCATTGATTATCTATAAATGCATAAATATAATAATCAGATCGTTGATTAATTATTCTAATTTCACCTTCCAAACCCGGACGACTAGGTATAGCATTATCAACTACTACTCGAATAGCTACTGATGCTGTAACTGATAAGTTAGCCAATTCTGAAATATTAGAATAACTACTACTAATAGCTGATGATGCATCGGATGCAGTACCATTAAGATTACCTGTGAAACTTCCTGTGAAACTTCCTGTGGTATAACTACTAGTAAATGAATTAAAACTACTCGTAGTTACAAAACTACCTGTATCTATATTAGCGTTTGAACCCGAAGGGCCGGGTGGTCCTTGTATTCCTACACTACCTGATGGACCTTGTAATCCTTGACTACCTGTAATAATTAAAGGATTGCCTAATCCGTCGTAATATGAACCACTAACTACTTGAACTACCCTGGCATAGGTATCTTTTATTTTAAGACCCGTTAATTCGTTTGCCATTTATAACAATTTATTTTAATTCTCTTTGGAATTTCCTTAATAATCCTGATTGGATTTCTAATATTTCTGACTTAGTTAATTTATACTTAGAAAGTGATTCTGTTATAATATTTTTAGCTTTAGTACTTTTACCGATATTGTATACGTTTATCTTAGATACTTTTAATACGTTATATAAAGCATCTACTACTTTATCATACTTATTCTTATTAGTAACTTCTACAATAACCTTTTTAGATTTAGTAGTTGAGTTAGGTTGAATTACTTCTACAGTCACCTTTCTATTAGTCATTACTGTGAAATCATCTTGATATGGTACAAAATATGTATCATTATCAACTATAACTTCTAACTTTAACTTACCTTTAAGGTTTTCTGATAAGCATTTTAATTTCTTAATAGGTATAATACACTTTCCGGTATTATCTATTTTACCTTCAAATATTAAATTATATTCAGAACTTTCTAAAACTAATCGTGCACTAGCTTTTGATAGGTTTGTACCTTCCACAGCTATTTTACATTCAAAATTCTCATCTTTATCAGTAAATAATTTATACATTCTTCTTATTTAATCGTCTTTTGGATATTAATAAATATAATCCAAAAAAGAATATTGAAGTGAAATAAAATATAATATCTGTCACTAAGAAGCTTCCTGTAATGTGCATACCCCACGCGAATATCGCGTCGAATCCTAACGGATTGAAGAACATTGCTAACATTAGCAATATCGTTTCTAGATTTACTTTGTATTTGTTTATCCAATTTATCGGGGTCACCATTACTCATATATCGGTTATTTCGTGAACAATGCGTTAATTTTCTTCAATAATATCCTCAAAATTAACAAAAATAGTTTTATTATCTACTGATACTAAAATTCCGTCTTTATTTATCTTATATAAATCACCTTCATTACCTAATATAGGCAAATTATTATAATGTTTAACTTTTCCTACATTAAACTTAACTTTAAAGCCACTAGCTTTTGGTGCTTCTTTCTTTTCATCTTCCGGTTCAGCTATACTAACATCACCTGTTTTATCTGATGCAGCATCAGTTGTCGGATCAGCTGTTGAATCATCATCAGCTTCCTTTAACAAATTAGTTAATGACATGTAATTAGATTCATTCATATTAAGTTCACTTAGATATTTTTGCAATGCTTCTTTAGTTGTTGCAGTACTTCCTAACTTAATATTAGTATTTTCTTTATAGATATTAAATCTATTACCTTCGTGCTTAATTGTATATGGCATTTTAATATCTATTTGAATCTCCTGAAATTGAATCTAGAAACATTTCAACTGCTTCATCTAAATTAGATTCATCAACCTTCCCGTTAGCATCGAATATTTCTTTATCTGATAATATATTTTTAGCCAGTTTCTTAACTTTAGCATTAGTACTATTTAAAAACTTTTTTAAGATACGCAAATTTTCAGACTTAGTACGATAATTTTCTTTTAGTAATTTCTTTATCGATATCATTATATTTTATTTTTAGTCATGCTTATTTTTAATCTACTACCAGTTAAAGTACTATTAATACTAGGACAATTATCAAAATGATAATTTTTCATATATACAATTATATTTCATTTACTAGATGATATAATTATATCTGTTATGATATCATTTATTTTACCGTATTTGTTAAGTTTAGGTGTACTAGTTAATTCCATTAACGATACTACCTTTCCTTCGTTAACCGGCTTCATGAAGGCGCCATGCGTAGACGGATCTGAAACGAAATCCCAAGCTACTAAATCAAAATCTTCTTGTACTTCTAATTTATCTTCTGCAATTTGCTTAACCGAACCCATACCTCTTGAAGAAATGCCTAAAGTGATACCTGCTTCGAATAATGCTTTCAAAATATTACCAGCTGGTGTATTTAATACTTCTACCTTTCCTACTACATCATCACCAACCCATTTTACTTCTAAAATATTATGTGATACATTTGCTAAGTTAACTACACTAGAATCTGGATGGTCTAATTCACCTAAAGCTCTATTTTGTTTAATTTTATTTTCAATAAACTTGTTAACTTCTCTCACTAGAGTTTCTCTAGGATATACTCTATTATTTTGATTAGCCGCATCCGCTCTTTGTAGTACTCCAGATACAATTAATCTTCCGTTATTATTCTTTATTGATTCAGCTATCGTTTCTTTTGATAACTTAAACGGTATATAATCTATTAATAATTGTTTCATTTCTTTTTTATTTTATTACAATTTTATCAAATGTTTTAACTAATGTCGATTCATCTGC